CCCAAGGCGAATCCGAGCGTGCGGGACCGGATCATGCTGGCGAACGCGAAGCTGCGAACGGCGGCCGGAGAGATCCGGCTGCTGGTGGATCCGCGGTGCAAGGAGCTGATCAAGGACTTCGAGCAGGTGTCATACAAGGCCGACAGCAACGCGATCGATAAAGAGAAAGACAGGCGGCGCACACATCTCTCAGACGCGCTCGGCTATCTGCTGTGGCAGGAGTGCCGGCCGCAGCCGGCCGTGGGCGAACACACAGAGCGACTCATTTGAGGAGGCTATGGTAAACATCGACCGAGTACACCGCCAAGAGGGAGATGTGGAAGAAGTACCGGGACCTCTACGCCGGCGGCGAGCAGATCAGGCTGAACGCTTTTGAGTATCTGCTACGGCGCCATAAAGAGCCTAACGACATTTATGCCGAGCGATTGAGCCGGGTGTTCTACGAGAACTACATCGGCTCGATCATCGATTGGTATGCGGCGACGCTGATGCGGCGTGAAGCGGTGCTGCTGTTCGAGGGCAGCGACGAGGCGGCGAAGGAATTTTACAACCTGTTCGCGGAAGACTGCGACATGAAGGGCACCAGCCTGGCGGAATTCTTCCGGCAGCGGATCGTGCAGACCCTGGTGCAGGGCAGGAGCTACATCGTGGTGGACTTTCCCCGGTCGCCGGTAGAAGTGACTAACCGGGCGGAGGAAGACGCGGTCGGGCGGTCGCGGGCCTATCTGGTGGATTACTCGCCGGAGGAATTGATCAACTGGAGCTACAACGATAACGGCGGGCTGGAATGGGCGGTGATCCGGACGTCGGCGCTCCGGAAGCCGAAGATCACGGATAGCGAGTGGAGCCGCGAGACCCGCTGGATTTACTACGACCGGCAAAGATACGAAGTCTACCAACAGTTGAAGGATCGGGAAGTGCGAATGGTGGACGCGGGGATGCACGGCCTGGCGGGTCAGAATCGCGTTCCGATCTTTCCGTTGAAAGTGACCGAAGGGCTGTGGCTGATGAACAAAGCGGCATTGCTACAACTCGAGCACTTCAATAAGTCGAACGCGCTGGCGTGGGCGCTGACCATGGGACTCTTTGCGTCGCCCGTGGTGTACTCGGACCGCGAGTGGAACCAGATTGTCGGCGAATCGTATTTCATTCAACTGGCGCCGGGCGACCGGTTCGGGTGGACCGAGCCGGAAGGCAAGGTCTACCAGATCGCGGCGGACAACCTGGTGCAACTGAAAGACGAGATCTATCGGGTCTGTTACCTGATCACGCACGCGGCGGGGTCGGAGTCGTCGGGCCAGCGCCAGTCGGGCGCGAGCAAGCAGCGAGATTTCAGTATTACGCAGGAGGTGCTGCGGGCCTTCGGCGACGCGGTGAAGGAAACGATGAAGCAGGTGCTGCGGGCAATGGCGGCGGCACGGCAGGATAACATCTCGATCGATGTTTCGGGGTTGGACGAGTTCGATATCGGCGATTTTGGAAACGAAGTGGACGACGCCCGAAAGTTGCTTAGCCTGGGAATCCAATCCGAGACGCTCAAGAAGCAAGTGTTCAAGAAGCTGGCATTCAAGTTTCTGTCAGACGTGCGGCAGGACATCAAGACTCAGATAGCTCAGGAGATCGAGGCCCAGAACTGAGTTAGTGAGAACGGAAGAGAGGAAGTAATGGAAGACACAGACGTTCAAGCAATCGTGAAACACGCTATCCAGGAATTCCTCCAAGAGCAGCAGGCCAAAAGCGAGCCGGCCTATAAAACGGAGTTAGTGGAGGAGCGCAAGCGCCGTGAGCAACTGGAACGGCGGCTCGGCGAAGTGGAAGAAGAAAGCAAGCGGAGCCGGCAAGCGGCTGAGCAGGCGGAGAGGGGCGCGGCGATCCGGACGGAGCTGCAAAAGCTGGGAGTCGCGAAAGTCGATCTGGCGTACAAGGCCGTTCAGGACGGCGTGTATCGCGCCGATGACGGGCGGCTGCTGGCGCGCGGGGACACTGGCGATGTGCCGCTGAAGGAGTATTTGACGAGCTTTGTCGGCGAGAATCCGGAGTTTCTGCCGGCGAGGATCGCGGGAGGCTCGGGCATCACGGCAGCGCACAAGGCGCCGCGCGAGGGCACTGAGAACGTCGACCTGGAAGGCATCCGGCCAGGCATGAGCGCAGAGGATATGGAGCGGGTGCGCAAGGAGATCTTGCGAGTGGCTTCGCAGAACTTACGGGGAGTATGAGCAGGACAGGCAGGAATACCTTATCTTACAGGACAGGCAGGAAAGCCTGCCCACTTAGGAGAATAAATGGCAACGATAACTTCAGCTAATGTGGCCAGCGCGATTGTGAAGCTGGTGGCGGCAGACGCACTGCCTGCCTTGGTCGGGAACCTGGTGATGGGCAACCTGGTGAACCGCGATTACGAACCCGTACTGGCGCAGGCCGGAGACACGGTGAACATACCGATTCCGCCGGTGCTGGTGGCGAATAACATCGCAGAGGGCGGGCAGGTGCAGCCACAGAATCCGAACCTGGGGAACGCGCAGATCGTGCTAAACACGCACGCCGAGGCTACGTTTCAGATTCCGGATGTGACAAAGGTGCTGGCGGTGCCGGATTTGCTGCAAGTGTACATGCAGCCGGCGGTGGTGGCGATCGCGGAAAACATCGAGACGAGCCTGCTGAACCTGTACGCGGGATTCACGGCAAACACGCCGGTAGGCACGCCGGGAACGCCGCTGGTGGAGGCGGTGATCGACCAGGCGGAGAGCGCCCTGTTCAGCGCGAAGGTGCCGCCGTCGGAGTTGAAGTACCTGGTTGTGGACGCGGCGACCTATTCGCAGTTGCGGCAGATCGAGCGGTTCAGTGAGTTCCAGACGGCTGGCGATGCGGGTTTGCGGGCGCTGATAGACGGGACAGTGGGCAAGATCAAAGACTTCTTCGTGATGCGTTCACAGTACGTGGCGACGACCGGCAGCTCGCCGCTGACTACGCATAACATGGCTTTTACGAAGAACGCGATCGGCCTGGTGATCCGCCGGCTGCCACAGCCGTTGTACGGCACGGGCGCGGTGGCACATTATGCCGAGATGGGTAACTTCGGCATGCGCGTGGTGATGAGCTACCAGCCGAACACGTTGGCGCAGCAGTTCACCGTAGATGTGCTTTACGGCTGCGCGGTGATCCGCAATAACTTCGGTGTGCAGGTGAACACGTAGTATGTGCGATCCGGTGTAATGTAACTGGGCAGACGATACAAAACGATCGCCTGCCCCACCTAGTGAGGCAACCATGGACTTACAAATCTACTACAAAAAGATTCGAGAGACCGAAGACTCGTTAAAGGATCCTTCCGTGTTGGTAATCAGCCTGGAGACGCCGGACGGCGGACGGGCGGGCGTGCGGACGGAAGTGGCGCGGCGCGTGGGAGCCAAGATGATCGTGGAAGGGGCGGCACGATTGGCGAACGCCGACGAGGTGCGGGAGTTCCGGGAGCAAAAGGCGGAAGCCAAGCGGCAGGCGGATCAGGTGGCGGCTGCGTCGCACGTGCAATTCACGGTGTTATCACCCAACGAGCTGCGGAAGCTGAAGGGCGCGGCGCAACCGGGTAAAGAGTAGGCCTCCCAAGATGGCGCTCTTCACGGACGGAATCTCGACGATTCAGGATCTAACCACGCAGGACTCGTCGGTGCTGACGACAGCTCAGAACGAGAACATCGATCTGAACGTGAAGCTCACGGCCGCGCAGCAGGAACTGGCTATCGAGCTGACTACGCTACTGCAACAAAGCAGCACTTACGATTGGGAGTTCTGGCTGCAGCCGAATCCGCAACTGAACAACCTCGTGGTTACGCCGCCGTTGCAGCTCTGGCATGTGTTTCAGACGCTGAAGTTAGTCTACCAGGATGCTTACTTCAACCAACTGAACGACCGGTATAGAGGCAAACGGGACCAGTTTGATCAGCTCGCGAAGTGGGCAGCTACGAAGCTGGTGCAGACGGGGATCGGAATCGTGGCAGATCCGATTCCAATGGCCGCGGCGCCACAACTGACCTCGATTCCGGGAGGGGCGGGGGCGAGCACCTACGTCGTGAGCGTTTCCTGGCTGAACGCGGACGGGCAAGAAGGCCAGGCGAGCGCTCCCAGTAGCCTGACGACGACGGATGGCACCGTGCTGGTGGCGCAACCGGTGAGCCGGCCGGCGAACGCCACGGCATGGAATGTCTATGTAGGTCTATTGCCGACGACGCTAACCCTGCAGAACACCACGCCGCTGATGACCAATCAGGTATGGGTTCAGTCCGCGCCGGTGTCGAGCACAGGTCCGGCGCCGGGGCTCGGCCAATCGCCAGATTATCTGCGCGCCTTGCCGCACGTGATTCAAAGGGGTTAGCGAGATGGCATGGGTAGGCAGCACGGTCACAGGGCAGGTGGTCAGCTTGCTAAGCGCGCCGCAGGGACTGAATGCATGCATCACTACGTTGAGCCAGGCCGCGAATACGCCGCTAACGTTGATCGCGTCAAATCAACTTGCCGCTCAATGGGTTTCGGTCGAGATTTCCGAACGGAGCAGCGATGTCACGTATCCATCAGTCAGTGTGTATTGCGAGAAGATCTCGAATCAACTGAAGGAGAAGTTCCGCAACTTCTCCGGCAAGGCTATCATCGCGATCGAAGTGCGCGTGTCGCAAGACAACCTGGCTGGGATTCAGGATCAGGTGCAACTGTATCTGGACGCAGTGACTCAGGTGCTGGATCAGAATCGCG